CCCGCCCCAAGTTTGGGTAGGGCACGGAGAGCGTTTTTTGCAACCTGCGAAAAAACTCCCCCACCACACAGTTTCACAGACAGGAACCGCCGACTCCTTTTTGGGACATGGCCAAATCCTTAAGCGCGCGCCGTTCGGCGGTTCCTTTGTCATATCTAGCGGCGCGCGCATTGGCAAGTTCGGCCTGAGAAACCGCGCTGAAAGTCGCATCCGGGGTAGTGTCCGGAGCGCTGTCGCCGGCCGCACGCGGGATGCTGCGGCCGGCCCCCCTTTTTTGCTCACACATAGTTCTATCAACTGACGAAAGGACACGGCCATGGCCGACCCTTGGCGCGAGCGCGCCTTTAGTATCGGTGAGGCCGCTGACCTGGCGGGCCTTCGCCGCTCCCAACTGGATATGTGGTTTCAGCGCCAACCGGCCGACCTGTTCAGCCAGAAGCGCGGCTATAGGCGATGGCTGTCACCGCAGGACATTTCCATCCTTGCCCTTGCGCACCAGCTTGAGCGGGGCGGCCAGACGTTGCTTACGGCCATCGCTTGCGCCTTCGAGCATCTTCAAGAGCCGCCCGCACCCGACGCGATATTCGTGGTCGAGGCCGGCCGCACAAGCTGCACGGCTGGCCGGTTCATCAGCGACCGCGATGTGCCGCGCCTGGCCGTCGACAAGACCCAAATCCTAATTCCCGCCGGCAAGATCGTCGCCGGGATAATTGCCGCCTGCGAAGCATTGCGGGCCGCATAGCACAGTCGGACCTAGGCCGACTTCACAACCGCCCTACGGGGCATTCTCATATGAGGTACTACTTATGAATCTTGCATCTTTGCAGGAATCCCGCGCGTCCAAACTAGCCGAGCTTCGCGCCCTTGGCGACAACCCCGACGCCACCAAGTTCGACAAGCTGGAAGGCGAAGTCCGCGAACTGGACAAGTCCATCAAGCGCGCCGCCACGCTGGCCGAGTTCGAGCGCCAGTCGGAAGCCGAACCCGACAAGCGGTTCGAGGCCGAGACGCGCGAGTTCAGCGTTGCGAAGGCAATCCGTGAATCCGTGAATGGTACGCTTACCGGCCGGGAAGCTGAAGTGTCGGCCGAGCTCGGCAAGGGCCGCGAAGTTCGCGGCGTCATGATCCCGACTTCCGCGATCTTTGGCGAAACCCGCGCCCAGACAGCCGGCACGGCCACGGCTGGCGGTAATACCATCGCAACCAACATGGGCGGCCTGATCGAGCGCCTGCGTCCCGTCCTTGCGGTGCAGGGCATGGGCGCTTCGGTTATTAGCGGCCTGTCGGGCAATCTGGACTTGCCGAAGCTTACGGCCGGCCCGACCGCGTATTGGGTTGCGGAAGACGGCGCGTCGACGGAGTCGTCTTCGACCTTCGCCAAGGTGAGCATGTCGCCGAAAACGGTGTCCGGCCAGATGTACCTTTCGAGGCGGATCATCCTCCAGAATTCGGTTTCGATGGAAAACGTCCTTCGTTCCGATCTGGCCTACGTTCTGGCGCAGGCGCTGGACAGTGCGGCGATCATGGGTGGCGGCACGAATGAGCCTGACGGCCTGCTGTCGATCCTGACGGAGAACGCCACTTCCGAGACGGCGCTTACCGACATTGCGGCAGACTTGATCAGCGCGCTTGAGATGGATGACGTGACAGGCACCACCGGCTTCCTGACTAACCCGGCTGTCCTTGCGGACGCTAGGAAGATCAAGGAGGAGTCGGGTTCCAACCGCAATATTCCGATTGCGGAAACCTTCCATGGCGAGCGTGTGGTCGCGTCGAACAATGTCCCGGCCGACACCGGTTCGCCTTCGGCGGGCTATCCGGTGATCTACGGCGCTTGGAGCAACCTTGTGATCGGATATTGGAGCGGCGTCGACATCCTCGCCAATCCGTATTCGGACGCCACGAAGGGCGGCTTGCGCTTGCATGCCTTCTTGGATGCGGACATCGCCGTCCGCCACGAAGAAGCGTTCAGCTTCAAGTACGTCTAACCATGACGGCCCTTAGCCTTGAAGACGCGAAGGCACATCTTCGCGTCACCTTCGACTCCGATGACGATTACATCGAGTCGTTAATCGAGGCGGCCGAGGGCTACGTTGTGGAAATCGGGGTGGGCTTTGATAGCCCGCCCCAACCCGCCGTAGTCCATGCCGTCAAATTGCTTGTTTCGCACTGGTACGGCCAGCGCGATGCGGCAGGCACCGAGCCCAGCCGCGCCATTGCGTTCGGCGTCGACGCCTTGCTGGCGCCCTACAGGGAGTGGACGATTTGACCCTAGAAACCAGAACCGCGCATAGCGTGGCAGCGGAAGGCCGCAAGCTGGCCGGGTATGTCGCGACGTTCAACAATGAAGCCCGCATCGCCGACTTCAGCGAGACTATCGCCCCCGGCGCATTCCAGCGCAGCCTAGCCGGCGGCGGCGACATTCTTGCCCTAGCAGACCATGACCCGAAGCGAGTCCTGGCCCGTACCAAATCCGGCACGCTTCGCCTGTCTGAGGACGAGCGCGGCCTGCGCTTCGAACTGGACGTGCCGGACACAAGCGCCGGCCGCGACGTGCTTGCGCTGGCGGCGCGTGGCGACCTGGGCGGCATGTCCTTCGGCTTCAACGTGCCGGAAGGCGGCGACGAGTGGCGAGGTGACAAGCGCACCCTGCGCACCGTCGATCTCCGGGAAGTGTCGGTAGTCAGCGCGTGGCCAGCCTATGACGGGACTTCGGTTAGCGCCCGCGCCAGACAGACCCGCACGGCAGCGGCCCGCCGTATTGCCCTACTGGAAATGGAGGCGCCGCATGTGGCCCTTTAACCGCAAGACCGAAGAACGCATCGCCAGTTCGGGTCCATTTTTGGGCGAGTTCCTTGGAGCCCGCTGGACGGCCCGCGCGGACATCGAGAAGGCGTCCGGCCTTGCGACGGCGCATAGGTGTATCCAGACCATTGCCGAGAGCTTGGCCGGCGTGCCGCTGAAGGTGTACAGGCGCACCGATAACGGCGGTTCGGAGCCGGCATCGGACCATCCTTTGTATGGTTGCCTGCATGACGCCATGTCGCCCACGCTTACCGCGTTCGAGGGCCGCGAATGGCTAATCGCCGCGATCCTGATGCACGGGAACGGGTACGCCCGGATCGAGCGCAATGGCCGCGGACAGGTGACGGCGCTGCATCCCCTGATCGCCGGGACTGTCACCGTCGAGGTGCTGAAGAACGGCCGCCTGCGCTACAAGCACGCCCGGCAGGACGGCGGCACGGAAACCTTCCTGCAAGAGGAAATCCTTCATCTTCGCTATCGGACGGCGGACGGCATCTTGGGGCAGTCACCGATTCAGATTGCGGCCAGCACCTTCGGCCTTGCCACGGCGCAGGAAGATCAAGCCGGCGCGCAGGCGTCCAATAGCTTCCGGCCGGCTGGCGCGCTGTCATTCCCGGACAAGCTTTCTGGCACGGGCAAAGAGGACCTGATCGCCAAGTTCAAGGACCGCATTGTCGGTTCGCTGAAAGCCAATGAACTGATCGTACTAGATGGCGGCGCGAGGTTCGAAACCTTCCAATTTTCGGCCAAGGACAGCGAGTTTCTTGAAAGCCGGAAGCTGTCGAACGAAGCGATCTGTGCCGTGTTCGGCGTGCCGCCCAGCGTGGCAGGCATCCTGAGCGATGCGAACTACAGCAGCATTAGCGAGGAAAGCCGCGCCTTGGTCCAGCGGTGCCTTGCCCCGATGGCAAAGCGCATCGAGATGGCGCTGAACATGGCGCTGCTGACGCCGGAAAGCCGCAAGCAGTTCTACATCGAGCACGATCTATCCGGCCTGCTTAGGGGCGACCTGACTACTCGTTACACGGCATACCGCGTCGGGCGCGAAGGCGGTTGGCTGTCCGCTAACGAAATCCGGGCCTTCGAAAACATGAGCCGGATTCCGGATGGCGACGAATACGTCCAGCCGCTCAACATGGGCTTGGTTGGCGCGAACGATAACAAGGGCAAGATCGATGCAGCCGGGTGAATTGCGGGAAGTCATCGAGCTACAGAAGCGCGGTGACTTAACGGATGAGTACGGGAACACCACCCCCGGAGCCGGCCCGTATGAAACGCAATTTTCCTGCCCGGCCCGCATCCATATTCTGCGCGGAACGGAAACCGTCATCGCGTCGAGATTGGCCGGGACGCAGATCGTCGCGATCACTGTAAGATGGCAGCCGGCATGGGAGGACGTGGCGCCGGACTGGCGGATCGTCAACGGCAGAACGGGCGTCACCTACAACATTCGCAGCGTCGAACCTGACGAACGGCGCTCTTGGGTCAACATCCTTGCTGAGTCAGGTGTGGCCGGTGCGTAGGGGGCATGAACCTAAAGAACGCCC